TAATTCTTTCTTGCGCACCCTTAGTGTACTGATTAATTTCTTCATCAGTGGGGTCCGCTACCTCACGGTCTAGTGGCTTGCGACCACGGTCCGCAGGAGGTGTGTCATCAACAACTTCAATTTCAAAATCGTCGTCATTGTGTGTCTCTAGGGGTTTACCCTTATCTTCAATTTCGTCGGGAAACTTAAATTCCTCGCCTTTAAATTCAGCCATTGTTTTTCCTTTATGCGCGTGTTATGCCACGGGGATCATCTACAACGCCGTCAACCTGATCATCGTTGATGAATCGGAATTCGTTGCCGTAAATCTTGAAACGCGTACCCGCATAGGTACGTACCATGATGAAATCACCTTCCTTACACCAAGGACCACTTGGGAACTTGGTCTTGTCTGCGTACGCATCTGGCCCAACTTTTAGAACGAACAACACGGTGGTTGCATGCTCTTCTTGTTTGGCATAGAAGTCAGGACGCTCGAGGTCTAGCTCGGTACCGTCGATTTTTTTAGAAACCTGGGGTACGCTACAAAGCAACCGATACCCTGATGGGGTAGGGAGCAATGTCGCTTTTTCCTCGTCTTTCTCTGGCGGCTTAGTAATTTGTTCAATTACTTCTACCGTTGGTTTGAGCTTGAGACGCTCAGGGAGTATGAGTTCACTCATTTTGTTTTTCTACCTTTTCTAGCAGGTCAAGTAATAAACCCTCTGCGATGGCTAGACCCGAAATCACCCCGCAAAGTTTTTGATATTGATCAAAAGTGGTGCACTGACCTGTTGCTAAGTCGTCAGCGTAATTGTTCATTTGGTCACGTAATTGTTTGCGCAACGTGGATGCGAAGTTGACTATCATTTAGTTGGTTTCTCCTGGGGTTGTGGGGCAGGCTGGTTAGCCTGCATCATTTGATCATGTGCACGTTGCGCCGCCGATTCTGCAACAGTGTGATGGTGTTCGTTCTCATGTTTGTACAAGTCTACTTCGCGGTTCTTGCGGCCTTCTGCAAGCTGCGCTTGTTTATTGGCAGCATCGACTTGAATACGCCTTTGATCGCTATGATGTTGCAACGCTTTACTTGTCGCATCGTCTTGTACACGGGTCTTATCTATGTTGAGACGACCTGCTTTCTCAAGCGCGTTAACGCTAAGTTTGCGTGTATCCAAATCGTGACGTGCCTGGAACTCCTCAGCTTTAAGCTGTAGTGAAGCCTTTGCCTGCTCAGCTTTAGCCTGGGCTTCTTGTGCCCTGACTTGCAACTCTTGCTGCTTGATCTGCAATTCTTGTTGTTGCAACTGGAACATGGGATCTTGCTGTTGTTGCTGAGCTTGCTGTTGTTTTGCTTGTTGCTGATGTTGCTGTAGGACCGCCTGTGCTGCCTGCGCCATACGCTGAGACATTTGAAGCTCGATTTGCGGAGGAATCTTCTGCTCATCATCTGGGTTAGGTATCGCCATGCCAAGCTGCGCTTCGATCTGTTTCTTGTACTCCAGACCTACGTGCTCCGCAATGTGCGCGGTCATCGCGCCTTGAATCTTAGGTGCGTTTGGGTTCTGACCAATGAGTTGCTGCATGATCGGGTCCTGCATCGCTGCCATGTGCACAGTGATGTGGGCTTGGTGATCTTGGTACTCAAACGCCTTGACCGGCTCCATCTTAATAATGGCGATGTTTTCTGACACAGGATCAGAAGGCTTAATGTCTTCTGGCAAAGGCACAAGTTTGTCCGCTCCCTTGATGTTCATTACCTCCAACATGCGTCTGTGAAGCTCTGGCAAATCATAAATATCTGGTGCCATTTGCGCCATTTGAATCACGGCTTGGTACTGGACAACACGTTGCGACATGGTCGCTGCATTGGGATCGCTGACAGGAATAATATCAACTTCGTCATAGTCAGACTGTTTAGCTGTTTTGGACCCGTACTCAGGATCGTAGTCGTAATCAACTGGTGTGTCTTCTTTAATAAGGTGTGCAAGGAGCTTTAGCTCTTGCTTAAACGCGTAGTGCATACGCGCCTGTACTGCAGACATCACTTTTAACTGACGCTCAATGAGCGCAAGGGTTGTACCGACCGGTGCTTGGCTGGACATGTCGCTGATCTGCATATCTGCAGTAGCAGCAAACCTACGACCTTCTTCAACGATCTTGTCCAGCAATCCTGCCAGAACCGCGCTTGGCTCTTTGTATGGCAGTGGGAGAATATTGTCTCTTAGCGGACCGGACGCAATGTCAACGTCCCGGAATTCTCCTGGTGCAATGGGAGTGTCATCACCCTTAATGCGAAGTCCACGCGACTTAAGTCCGCCTGGGAGGTTAGATAGAGTTCCTGCGTCCACCAGTTGACGCATAATCGAGGTGGCAGATTTTGCAAATCCACCAATAAGGTGGAAGAGCCCGAAACCGTAGGCTCCAAATCCTGGGATGTATTGATAGTGGACGAAGTGCTGGCGCTTAAGTCTATTTTCATCGTCTTCCTTCCAGTTGCGGCGTATGGACAAAACATCATTTGTCCCTTTAATTAAGGTTACCACATACGGGAGTGCAATGCCAGTTTCTTCGCCTTCATCATTTATATCTTCAAAACCTTTGAGGTCTAGGTCAACGTGAACTTCATAAATAACGTAACGATCATCGTTTAAGTCATTGAATCCAGTCTCTTGATCCTTGGCTTTTTGAATATCATCACGAACTTGCGTCGCATCTGGCAGTTCAAAATCTAAGTAAAAACCCGCCTTTTGTAACTTAACAATTTCGTTTTTGGTCTTGCGCATGACGTGCGTCATACGGTAACAAGTGTCCATGTCGGTCGTACCGTAGGGCAAAATAACATCTTCTGCGGGTACAAACACCGATGTTTGGCGACCTAATGTGATATCGTCATAGACTTTCTTAAATGCGGATCCTGTTGCTGGAAGGCTCCAGAGCATGCGCTCATGCTCGGGTCTGAACTCAACCATTACCTCGGTCAGCTCATAATTCATGTCATCTTCAACACGGACCGCCGCTTGCTTTTTGGCTGGTGTTTCTTTACCTAATATCTTAGTACGAACCGGGCCTTGGGCGGGAAACATCTCGGTGATCGTTTCACTTTGGAATCGCACAACGGCTTCAGTAATCATTGGGTGGAAGACACCTGATGCTCCGTTCCAAGGCTCGGTTCTCTCTTCGTACTGGAGCCCTAATAGCTTAAGCCCCATTACATATGCTTTTTCCCAATCTTTGCGGGAGTTCTTATCGTTTTCAATGTCGCTTGCTAAGTCACTTGCTATTGTAGACATGATATTGTCAGGCATATCCTCAGCTAAGTTTTTGTAGAAATCTTCGCCTTCGCCGTCCGGTGTAATCTCCATCTCCGTGTCGCCTGCATGAATCTTGACCGCTTCCGGATCTACGATCTCAATCTCAATGGGTTCGTCTATGTGACTGGGATCTGCGCCCTTCGTGTCGGAGTAAAGTGCTTTGTCAATATTGGTAGCCATGTCTGTCCTTAATAGTATGCGTGTTGCCTACGCTTGAAATGTATTGGGTCGTCGCGTTCATCAGAATCGAGCTGAACAAACCCACCTTGTCTAAATCTCATTAACGCTTGCGTGGTTGTATCCACGTAGTCATCGTGCTCACCAACGGGAAACACTGCAATTTCCTCAATGACTTCTCTAGCCCAGCGTGTGTCTGGTGCCCACACGACGCCGGATGCAAATAAGTCAGACACGGCATTGAGCCGCACCATCTTATCGTTGCCTCGGCTTGGATTTGTTTCTTGTACAGGGATACCGATTGCTCTGAGCTCCTGTATCAGCGGGGCACCGCTTGCTTTTTTCTCCACAATAAACGCGTCGGGTTCCCAGTTCTTGTAGTGTTTGAGTGCGGCTTGCTTCAAGTCCGGAAACGCCATTCTATCCTTGAACGCGTCTAATAATATGATATGCGGACGCATCTTCTCGTACTCATTAAAAAACACACCCCACGTTGTGCACGCTGAATAGTCCGAAGTGTTCTTCGTTTCAAATGCCGTATCCCAGGACTGTATGACATATTCACACTGCGGAGGGTCTTCCTTATCCCAAATCTTCCAAGACTTCCGGGGCACAATCGCTGCCGTGTCCATCGTGGGTTGCTGCATGTACTGCGCGTTCCAAAACTTGGGGTCGATTGACGCTTTAGTGGTTTTTAAAACTTCAAGCTTCCACTGTTCAGGCCAAAGGGACTTTTCCTCGGGCGTGCCTTCATGTAATATGGCGGGGAGCTCAACCAACTCCCACGGCAGTGAGTCAGGGTTCTTGATCTGGTAGTCCAAGAGCCGTCCCGTCAAGTCCAGCATCGACCAGCGGGTCATGATCACAATGATCGCCCCGCCCGGCATCAAACGTTGGAGCGGTCCTGTTTGGAACCACGACCATGCGGTATCAAAAGCCAGTCGCGAATTTGCTTTAACGTCTTGCTCGGAATGGGGATCATCAATAACAAACAAATCAGCACCGCGACCGGCAAGAGCGCCACCAACACCAGCAGCATAATACTGTCCGCCAACAGAAGTAGACCACTTACCAGCGGCTTTTTGGTCATCAGCCACATTTGTGGCGGGGAAAATCTCATGGTACTCCTCAGAATCAATCAAGTTACGCACCCGGCGTCCAAAATCCTCAGACAAACCCGCAGTGTGGGTGCCCATGATAATCTTTTTGTCGGGGAATTTGCCTAAAAAATAAGCAGGAAACAGGTAAGAGCTGAACTCGGACTTACCCATACGTGGGGCAATGTTGATAATGACGCGCCGTTTCTTACCCTCAATCACATCTGTAAAGATCTTCGCCAACTTCTTATGGTGCGGGCCAATCTTAAACCCTGGATACACCGCAGACGCAAAACCAAGCATGGATTGCTCGGCAGATACCAGTCTTGCCCGGCGCTCGCGCACCTCTAAATCTTCAAATAGCTCCATCTTGTCCTGCAAGGACATACTGGGCAGCGCTTTCATCAGCGCCTGCAACTCAATTTTACTGAGCGTTGTCAGGTTCTGTAAGTTCATACTTGGCGCTGGTGGTTTCTATGATTAAAGTATCCGGTGCTTGTTCGATATCAACAACATCAACCACTCCCATGAAGCGATTGAGCTTTTCTTTGATACGCAATTCGAGTTCGGCGTCGGATAATTCGTCCTTTTTGATCTCGATTTTCTCTGTAAACAAGCCAACTTCGGTGACTTTACCAAGCAATGTCAGCGCTTTTAGCCGTATATTGGCGTTTGAGTTTTTGGTTTCTTCGACGATTTTGGCAACTGTGTAGCCCCTGAGTTGCTTTGCTTGCTCAATAAACTCCCAATCATAAGCGGTCAACATGCCCGTTAAGTGGCGTACGGCTTCTGGGGTTTTAATGGTGACAAGCGCTTCCTTGGAAGTTTCTTCGTCGGTCGTTGTAATTAATTTTTGAAATGTCTTTCTGGCGGACTCGGTTTCAATGACTTCGTCTATTTCGTCGTCTAGTGTGGCACCAAGCTCCGCCAACCAGTCTGTTGTTTTTACTTGGGCGTCGAGCACCTGCTGGGCGGACGCGTCGTCTAGCTCAGTAAATCCCGACTTGGTGATGTCGGGCTCAAATTGCACCAAATCTTCAAACATTTGCGAAGTCCAATAAACTTTCGATGCCCCGAGTATATAATACTTTTGAGTGATCGCGCAAGCGTTTGCTTCTCCTTGATCTTCGGATCACTTCTACCCCAGCTAGTCTGGGGTATTTTTTTGGTTGCGGAGGATGGATTTGCACCACCAACACTCCCAGCGGATGTGCTGGGGCTCTAACTATTTGAGCTACTCCGCAAAAAAGGGCGTATTCGTTATAGGTGCAAAGTGGTTTCACATTAAGCAGTGTTACCAGATATGTTTAACCAAACAGAATTTCCACTATGGCGCTAACCCATAGCACCACCTTGCGTGTTTAGTATACCCGGTTTTTTTTAAATTTTTTAAAAAATTTTGGGGGTGGGTGTGTAAGGTTTTACAAAAAATCGATTTGCGCCTGAGAAACAGTGTTGCTGCGGAGGGGGCATGGTCACCATGAAAGGGGACTCTGGGGGTACGGTGGGGTCAACAGATACGGCAAAACCCGCCGAAAACGCCGTTTTCTGGGGTAAACCTAGGGGAAAACGTACCTCAAAGCCCTAGCAAAGCCCTAGTTATAGCCCTACCAAAGATACAAAAAAGCCTTATAAATCAAAGACTTAGCTCATGTCAAGGGTATTTGGTAGCACGTTGGGATACAATAGAGTCATCGGTTTAAAGATTCATTCAGAGTCTACCGATTCATTCGGAGGTCACTATGACTAAAGCAACTACTGTATCTATTTCTACTATCTTTGATCGTGCATTTGATGATCAAGCCGAGCTGTTCGCACTACTCGGTGAGCATGGCATCACCACGAAGGAGGAGGCAAAGCCCCACGCTATCAAATGGGCGGAGGGGCGTTTCAACGTGCAAGCTCATGAGAGTCAACGTGGGGGGCTTACGTTCGAGAAGGACACGCCCGCTTACAACGCTGTGAAATATGTTCTTCGCGTAATCTTTGAGCAACCCAAAGAAGGCGGGGTTCGTGCAAAGACTGATGAGGTTGCATCGTTACTCAAGAAGTTCAATGCTTTGAGTGCATCCGAACAACGTCGTTTCTTGAAAGCACTGGGGTGAAAGTTAACCCGAGTTTTTCCCGAGGGCGCAAAGGCGGGGAGTCTTTGCGCTGTTTCATTCCTTGTCTAATCCTTTTTAATTGGAGCGTAATCATGCAAGTACATTTTGAACACACCGATACCTTCGCAGGTGAATCCAACTACTCATGGGTGCGTAGACATACGCTTGACCTACCCGATAACGTATCGGATCTTAGTCTTGTTCGTAAAGCCAAGGCTTGGGCGGGTCTCTCAGGCATCAAGGCTAGAGTAGAAAAGTTTGGCGACATGATCGCCATTTATCCGAGCGGTATCGCTCATGTTGTCTTCGTAACTTTTGGAGCTTGAATCATGAAGGCAACTGTTAAACGTCACGCAAGAGGTTGGTATCACATCATTTTCAAAGCACCCTCGCACGCCCTTGGTGTAGTTGGGTTCAAACTCCTCGGAGAGAACAACCAATGGCAACTGTTCAACCACTTCGACACCGAGCTTAACTGCTGGACAACCAAGAAAAGCATGGTCGAGTACCTCGAAGGTAAGACCGAAACCCAGTTACTAGAACTTAACAACCGGAGATAATCATGAGTAAAACATACACAATCAAAGACCGTACATGGGCACGCAAAGCCAAGGACACTATCCGCAACAAAGCCGAGACCCGACGTGAGATCAGGGAGCGCATCCAAGACGACGACTTCAAGACCCTCATGCGCAACAACGGTGTCGTGCCCATCAAAGGAGGACGATAGCATGAGTGCCCCACAATGGTTCAGCCAAGCCGTAGCCCTACGGCGACAACAATACCTCGCAACCCTCACGCCTTACCAACGTGCCGAGTACCTCAAACAAGAAAAAGAACGCCAAGACTTCCAATCATTCAAGCGTTCCGCCAAAGCACGACAACGCCCCTTGTTCTGAGGGAACTTCAACAACTGGGGTTACATTTAACCCCAGTTCTCCCAAACACGTTGCCAAATAGTCATTCGCCAGCTTACCCACTCCTAAGAACGGCTTAACAATCAAGTGGGCATAGCGCAAACGCGCATAGATTCAGGCGCTTACATATATATATAAATACTTTTTGTTTTTAGTTATATATATATAAGAGAACAAAGGACTATTTTGCCTCGCTCATGTGTAGAACTTTCCCTTTTTCCCAAGCGCACTCTTTAAAACTAAAGATATGTGGACACACTTGCGTGAAACGGTGTTACTATATGCGTTTGTTCAGGCCCACTAAAAATCCACAGTTTTCTTAGGCGTGGACAGTTGATCAAATCCTAAACCTTTATCATTAAGAAAGTGAGTATAAAATGGAAAAAGTGTCCACCAATTTAACCAAACGCTGTAAGAAATGTGGCGAGGACAGAGAAATCGCCTTGTTCAAGTACAAATTATCCAAAGCCGAAGCGAGGGCACGAGGTTACTCAGGCGAGCGCCTCGTTGAGTTGGAGGGTAAGACTTGTAACCTATGCAAACCTCAGCCGAGGGCATTGAGCGCCAAGCGTAACGCTGAACTACGCCAAATGGTGGATGCGGGCGACTTAAACGAACTCAAATACGAGCAGATCATCAACGCTCGTGCGGAGAAGGCGAGCATACGAAAAGCGCAAGCCAAGAAAAGATATTGGGAAAAACTGCACGCCAAGGAGTGGGCAGACCATACCAAACAACTACGGCATGAGATAAAACTCGTGACCAATCAATGCGAGAACGCCATGCGAAACGGTGCGCCCAAGATCGAGGTGTTTGCGAGGGCGTATCTAAAAGTGTTAATGCGTATCCAAGCTCAACTACAAATACGGGAGGGCAACGGGGAAAAGGTAGACCCCGCCCATGACTGGCGCAAAGATGCAACCGATACCGAATATGACGAGATCGAAACGCTTGAGTCCGTGATACCCAACGCCATACGTATGCGTATGAGAACCGCCATGCTCTTAACACTTAAGCCTTACAAACGAGGGAACAAAGTTTTGGAGGTGATGGATAAGGTAGAGCGTAGGTTACAGCCGTTATTGACGGCGCAGGTAGGTGACACGGTGGAGAAACTGGACACATCGTGGCTAGAGGAGTTGTGATAGTAACTGGGGTTAATCGTGACCCCACTTTTTTAAAGGAGGAAGCAATGCTTAATCAATGGGAAGAAGTACACCACGAAAAATGTGGGCAGTTAGATATCTACTTTTCGTGGACATGGGAGAAGGACTCGTTACGAGATCTTTTTCCCGACGACTCGGAAGACGAGATAAAAAAGATAGTAAACAAGATCAACCAAGGGGAGTTGACGTGGTTCATGGCGAAGGTGGAGGCGCGCAAGTGTGGGGTTAAGCTCGCCTATGACATACTCGGGGGCTGTCTTTACGGCGACCCGCTAGATTTTGTAAAGGCCAACGATTACTATGCCGATATGAAGGAGGACGTAATCGAGAAAGCGAGCGTTAAGTTAGTAGAACTATTTACCTATAAGGAGGAAGTATGAATAAAGAACGGATATTGCATGCGCTGATCAACTTAGCGTTTGCCGTAGTGTTTGTTGTGGCGGTGGGCGTGGGATTGTGGCGCTTGCTTGTCAACGCATGACGGGTGTCAATCGTGCGTGGGGAATTCCCCTCACGCATTTTTAACTGGGGTTAAAGTTAACCCCGCTTTTAATCAGGAGAAAACTATGAATGAGCTATTACTTGCAATCTTTAAAGACATCGACACGCACATCAATGCAATAGTCGATAAACGTGTGGCGGAGATCATGGGCAACCATGAGACCGTTGCGACCATCAATGAGGACTTCGAGGACAAGATTCGAAGCGTATGCAAAGCCATGCTCTACAGCCATATGAATGACGAGGCCCATTATGATCGTAGCGACATCGAGGAGATCACGTACGATGCGATAGGCAACTACGAATTTAGCGACATACTGAACGAGCACGACTTTAGCGACACCATTGCAGACTCGGTACACAGCGAACTCGACAACGTGCTACCCAATGCGATAGCGGAGAAACTCAACGACACCAAGTTCGTCATAACTGGTGGCACTATAACTACGGAGGTGTAATATGGGATACAGATCAGACGTTGCAGGGATTATCAAATTCAAATCCCTTGAGGATAGAGAAAGTTTCGTTGTACTTGCGAAGGCGCATGGTGGAGCTATAGCGGAAAACTTCAGAGATGAAACTGGGTTTGCCGAGTGGACGTGGGACACAGGCGAGGAGCCGTACAAGTCTGACCCGATCATGACGTTTAAATACGAGGACGTTAAATGGTACGAAAGTTATGACGATGTGATCGCCCACTACTACTTAATGCAATACGCTGAGAAAGCGTTTGATGCACAGTGGGCAGTCGTGCAAGTAGGAGAGGACGGAAAAGAGACGGAGGAGACAAGCAATAACTATACAGGCGACCTAGTCGGCGAATACATCTATGCAGTTCACAAAATCAACACAACTTTTTAACAGGAGATCAAAATGTTCAGCAACAACATCAGAAACATCGGGTGCGTTCACACATACGCGGGGGCGAAGGCGTTCTTTGAGCGCACACCACTACCTACATGGCGCAAGAAAAAGATATGGGAGGACAACGAGCGCCCACTGCACGGTAAGTATCAACACCACTATCGTGTCGTCAAGGTAGAGCAAGGTTATGAGTTGCACCTATACAACCAGATCATGGCGAGGTTTCACCATCCCGATGCAGACGGTAACGAGTTACGTCAGTACTCGTATCACAGTAGCATGACCAGTACACAGTTTATGCACCACGTGTTGAAAGTGACATGGGCTCAACCGTTTCAAACAACGACAGGCGAAGTAGCGCTCGTGCCTATACGTGGGGGATTAAATGATACCGAGTTATTGTTCGATAACCGCAACAGGCTGATCGTTGAGCGATCATCACACACGCAGTTGTATCGTGCCGTGTCAACAGACGAGGATAAGATGCTTAACAAAGCAATACGTGAGTTGTTTAAACCGTTCGTGACCGTGTGCATGTTCAGACTGCCTGAATACTTAGCCAACTTTTTGTATGACTACAACAAGGCTATCCCGTTCGGTGACGGCGCAAGGGTAACGCACAGTGAGCGCAGTGAAATGCTTGACTTCTTTAATTGTCCTGACTCCGATACGGCGAGAGACATAGCGATCAACACGCTCATTCATGACAGCGCACAAAAAGCGTACGACAGCATTATGAGTAAGCGCATACACGCTAGGCTAGGGTGGAAGTCTCGGGCACTAACCACGGCACAGCATGTCGGGATACTTACCGATAACAACGAGCTTGTAACAGAGCAAGAACTAGCAAAGGCGTTGCTCGCCCGCATGGTACGCACTATAGGTAAACGTGTTAGGGGAAAGGAAATAATACCTAAGTTCTGCAAACCGGGGGATTTCCCTTATTCAAATAATTTTTATTGAGGAGATTGACAAGTTGTAAAAGGGTTGACAATCTGTGTTATACTAGAGTTCCCTAACGGGGTGGGGTTAAATCTCACCCCACTTTTTAATCTTTACAGGAGTTAGCAACATGAGAAACTTTTTATCTTTCAAACAAGTAGCAAACCTTATCGCAACCGTAGGTGACAAGCGCACCGTCATCATCGAGGGCGAGAACGGCATCGGTAAGACTGCTCTGCACCACTACCTAAAGACCTTGCCTCAGTTTGCGAACCACATTGCAGTCGATCCTATTGACTGCACACAACTGTCTGACGGTAGCGTGTGGATGCCTGACCTTGATCGTGAGGCGGGCGTGTCACGTGAGTTACCCAATGAGCGATTTGGTGTCAGCAAGACTAACCAGAAAGGTGTCAACGGTAGCAAGCCCGTACTTATCTTTCTCGACGAGATCGCTAAAGCACCGCAGTTTATTAAGAACGTACTCGCACCGATCATCTACGATAGACGTGTTGGTAACTACCACTTGCCCGAGGGTAGCGTGGTGTTCTGTGCAACGAACCTTGCAGTCGAGGGACTAGGGGATTCTATTCAGGCGCACTTGCGTAATCGTTTGGTGTTCGTCAAGATGCGTAAGCCTAGCATGGACGAGTGGATCAATGATTATGCCGTTAACACGGGTGTCAACGCTAACGTGCTTGCGTTCTGTCACAACTTCCCAATGGTGTTCGATTCATTCCTTGACTATGAGAAAGGCGGTAAGTATGAAGGTAAAGACATGTCGAAAGACAACGGTTATATTTTTAACCCTCGCAGTACTGCTGTTGCCTATGCAACTCCTCGTAGTCTTGTTGCGGTTAGCGATATTCTCAATGCGGGCGATGGGGTTTTGGACGATGACACTCTTGAGTGTGCTCTTGTGGGTACTGTTGGTGCAACGACTGCTGAGGCTTTAGGTTCGTTCATTCGGTTCGGACGTGACATCTGTTCGCTTGACCGTGTGCTTGCTGACCCTGACAACGCACCGCTGTCTGACAATCCTACCGCACAGCTTGTGCAAGTGTTCCAGTTCGTATCGCGTATCGACAAGCGTGAGGATGCGGAGAAGATTGTCAAGTATGTGTGGCGCATGAAGGCGGAGATGCAGTCGATATTTGTTAACACGGTGGCGCAGTCTCAACGTGTGGGGATATATGCTACGCTGACAGAGTTCGGTAAGATGCTCAGTGCACACAAAATCTATTTCAGTACCAAGTAATCATGAAAGGTATACATCTCCAAACTTCGCTCAATGTCACGGAGCATGACGGCAAACGTAAGATCATCGCTTACATAACTGTTGTTGACATAAAACAACATGCCATTCTCACTAGCACGGAGGTTGAGGTTGACAGCGAGGCGGAGTTGGATGAGGTGTATAACAGAATTGAAATGCTTTATTCATTAACACGGGAGGAATTATGAGCTTTGATAAATTAACACCACAACAAAAGATTCAGAAAGCTAACATCGACTGCATGCGACATCCTAAGTTCGCGTTGTTGTCCGGCATTATCTGTATGGGTAAGTCCGAGGTCAGGGACGATGTGCCGACAGCCGGTACGAATGGTAAGGATAAGTACTACGGAACAAAGTTCATCTCTGACTTTACGCTCAAGCAGTTGCGTTATCTGGTACTGCACGAGAACTTCCACGTTGCACTCAAGCACTGTGTGTTACCGATGTATCGCGATCTCGATAAGAAGTTTGGCGCACAGATCAACAACGTGGCTATGGACTTTTGCATCAACGGTTTGATCGAGGAGCTTGACCCTGACTTCAAGTTCGTTGAGCGCCCAACGAAAGTACCACCACTTGTTGATGCCAAGTTCAAGGGCATGTCTTACATACAGATTTTGCAAGCGTTACTCAAGGATGCCGAGGCTGTCTATTTGCAACCAATGGACTCGCACGACAAAGGTGATGGTAATGGGGGCGTGGAGATTGACGGCGTACCCAAGGATGAGATCGCTAAGCAGATCGACGATGCCAACCGCCAAGGCGAGATGCTTGTGCGTAAGATGGCGGGCAACGGTCAGGGCGGACGGGACATCCTTGAGACTGCTAAAGAACGTCAGACAGACTGGCGTGAGGCGTTACGTGAGTTCATTCAGACTATCTCAACAGGCGATGAGAACTCGCGTTTCTGTCCCCCTAACAAGCGTATGCTTGCAAGCGGGTTCGTGATGCCCTCACACTTCACCGAGTCGATGGGTGAGTTGACTATCGCTTGCGACACGTCAGGTTCTATGCACCCTTACTACGGTTTGATATTCGGGGAGATCGCTAAGATATGCAAAGACGTTAACCCAGAGGGTGTGCGTGTGCTGTGGTGGGACACATCGGTATGCGGTGACCAAGAGTTCAAGCCCCATGAGTACGACAGCATTGCGAACTTGATGTCACCCAGTGGTGGCGGGGGTACTACACCGACATGCGTTACCGAGTACATCGAGGAGAAGAAACTCAAGCCTACTGCATTACTGTGGCTGTCTGACGGTTACTTGTACTGCGATGACCCGGCTGTACCGTGTCCGTCTCTATGGGGTATCGTGGACAACACCGACTTCGTACCACGACACGGCAAAGTAGTTCGTATTCAATCATAATTTTTTAACCACAAAGGAGAAGCAACCATGACAACAAGATACAACCTAGATACATGTGCAATGTTAGTAGAGTTCAACGCAAGCGTGTGGACTGCACGCAAGCTAGACAAGGGCGTGACCGACGAGGTCGTGTCCAATAAGAACGCAGGGTCTAAGGACTCTGCGCGTGTTAACAAGAACTTACTTGCAGGGCGTGATGAGTTAAGCAATGTCGTGCAGTTCGTAGGCCAGATCCGCCAGTTTGTTTATGACAACACGTTGCCGTGGAGTGACTCAGGTCTACGCATGTTACCGACTGTGAACTTCACTAATTTCTGCCAAAAGATGGCGGACTTCGAAGAAGACTTCACCAAGCTCGTACAAGAGTTTGTGCAGATATATCCAACCCTCATTACGGCGCAAGCTATGGCGCTAGGGGATATGTTCAAGCGTGATGACTACCCAACCGCTAATGAGATCATGACTAAGTTTGCGTTCAGAGTTAACTACATGCCTATGCCCTCTAGTGGTGACTTCCGTGTAGACGTAGGCAACGATGCACAGCAGTACCTCCAGGAACAGCTAGAACGTGTGGCACAAGAGCGTGTGGACAATGCGATGGCGGACATCAAGCGTAGGCTAGGCGAGCACCTCAAGCGCATGTCTGACAGGCTGACAACGGACTATGTGGCGGGGGAGGCAAAGCAACGTAGATTCCACGACTCGCTTGTTGATGGTGCGTTGGAGTTGTGCGATCTGACCAAGGCTCTTAATGTGACGGGTGACAAAGACTTGGAGGAGGCACGGCGTTCACTTGAGCAAGCGCTGTTGCATAAAGATGCCAACGAGTTACGCAAGAACGAGGCGGTTCGTCAAGACACCAAGAAAGCGGTGGATGCGATCCTTGACAAATTTAGTTTCTAAGTAAAACAACCATGAACATAAACGGGACAAACGTAACTGATAAACCTTGGGAAGATGAGCCCGATCATTTGCTCACCGAGCATTTGGGCTATGTGCTTGAGATCAAGAGGCATGATGTGTTTAAGCATTTGTGCGGGTACATCTACTTACGTGAGACACATCCTGATTACGGTAAAACATATGGTGCGCTTAGCGATATGGA